CCTACGAGCGAAAGCGATCCGCAACGCTGCTCAAGGTCAAGACGTTTCAGGATGCCGAGGCCACCGTGATCGGCTACGAAGGCGGCACCGGCAGGAACGCTTCCGCAGTTGGTGCCCTGGTGATGCGTCTGGCAGACGGCAAGGAGTTCCGCCTATCGTCAGGGCTGACGGATGCAGCCAGGCGATGCCCGCCAAAGGTTGGCACGCTTGTTACGTTTAAGTTTCAGTCGTTGACTGATGGCGGCGTGCCACGGTTCCCGTCATTTCTCAGGGTGGCGTAATGGGCAAAGGCAGGAAGCCGGTAGCCAAGGCGATCTTGAGCCTGCGAGGTTCACGCATTCGCGGGCCGCACAAGAGCGGGATTGACGCACCGCCGGGGATTCCAGACCCGCCGTCATATCTGTGCGAGATCGGGCAGACCGAGTGGGCACGTATCGTGCCGATGCTTGAAGCGTCCAAGGTGATGAGCATGCGACACCAGCAGACGCTGGCCTGTTACTGCGATGCCTTTGCGGACATGGTAAAAGCCGATGCCGAGTTAAAGCAGCACGGGGCCACGTTCATGGACGATAAGGGCCGCGTGATGAATCACCCGGCTTGGTATCGCAAGAAGGATTCGCGGTTGCACATGCTCCGGTTTGCGGAGCAGTTCGGCCTCACCGCATCTGCACTTTCAAGGGTTTCAGCCGTTGACCAAGGCCCGCAAGCAGACGAAGACGACGCCCGCATGTTCGCTTGATGCGAAGGCTGCGGATATTGCGGTGCGGTTCTTTCAAGAGAACCTGACCCATAGCAAGGGCGAACTTGGCGGCAAGCCGTTCCTACTTGAGCCGTGGCAGAAGCAATACATCTCCACGCTGTTCGGCACGATGAACGGCAACGTTCGTCAATTCCGAACATCACTGCTGGCAATCCCGAGAAAGAACGGGAAGAGCACCCTATGTGCTGGCATCGCCTTGAAGCTTCTCTTTGATGGCGAGCCGGGCGCTGAAATCTATTCGTGTGCCGCCGATCGTGACCAGGCCCGCTTGGTGTTCGAGATGGCGAAAGTGTGCGTGGAGAACTCGCCCAAGTTGCGGGGCCGCCTGCGTGTGTTCCGTAACTCCATCGTGCGGGAGGACACGCATTCCACTTACAAGGCACTGTCTGCCGAGGCGTTTACAAAGCACGGGCTAAACGCTCACGGGATCATCTTCGACGAACTGCACGCCCAGCCCGACCGGGAACTGTGGGACGTTATGACCACCTCGACGGGAGCAAGGCGGCAGCCGCTGTGCGTGGCGATCACCACGGCGGGATTCGACCGCAAGAGCATCTGCTGGGAGATTTGGAAATATGCCCTGGCGGTGCAGGACGGGGCGATCAAAGATCCCACCTTCCTGCCTGCGATCTATGCCGCCAATCCCGAAGACGATTGGACGAAGGCAGCGACGTGGAAGAAAGCCAATCCGAACCTTGGCGTAAGCGTGAAACTCGACGACCTGCGGGTGCGGTGCAAGCGGGCACAGGACATGCCCAGCGAGGAAAACACCTTCCGGCGTCTGCACCTGAACCAGTGGACAGAGCAGGATACGCGGTGGCTGCGGATGGATCACTGGGCGCAGGGCAACGAGCCTTGCCCGGTGATGCTCGACGGCCGTGAGTGTTTCGCGGGGCTCGACCTTGCCAGCACGTTCGACACCACATGCTTTTGCCTGCTGTTCCAGCTGGACGATGGCCGCTTCTGGGTGGAGCCGCACTTCTGGATTCCCGAAGAGAACATGCGGGAGCGGGTGAAGCGGGATCGTGTGCCGTATGACCAATGGGCGAAGGAAGGGAAGCTCCACCTGACTCACGGGAACGTGACCGACTTCGACCAAGTGCGTGCCGACATCATGGTGCTGGCGAAGAAATACAACATTCGGCAGGTGGCGATCGACCGCTGGAACGCCACGCAGCTGTCCACGCAACTGCAAGGTGATGGCGTGAACGTCTTAGGCTTTGGGCAGGGCTATGGCTCAATGAGTGCCCCGGCCAAGGCGTTAGAAGGTCTGGTGGTTGGCGGCAAGTTGCTGCACGGCGGGCATCCTGTGCTGGCGTGGCAGGCGTCGAATGTGGCAATACAGAGCGATCACGCTGGAAACATCAAGCCAAGCAAGCAGAAATCCAACGAGCGAATCGACGGCATCGTGGCACTGACTATGGCCCTTGGCATCCACGCGACATCCACGGCACCAGCGCCCGAACAATCCTGGGACATCATGAGCATATGAGTACCGAACAAGCCGTACCCGATTTTAAGATGTTCGACCTTCGCGGGATCGACTGGACCGATGGCGGCAGCAACCGCACACCGAGCGGCATCCGCGTCACGGCCGACAACTCGATGGCCTGCTCTGCGTACACGGCGTGCATCAGGGTCATATCGGATGCGGTATCTTCCCTGCCGCTGCACGTCTACGAACGGCTTGCCAACGGTGGCAAGGCGAAGGCGTCCACGCACCCCGTGTATCGGTTGCTGCACACGCAGCCAAATCCGTGGCAGACGGCGCAGGAGTTCAGGGATTGGATGACGGGGATGTACCTGCACTACGGTGCTTCCTACGCCGAGATTCGCCCAGGTGCCCGTGGTGCCATCTCGGAGTTGTGGCCGCTGCACCCGAGCCGGATGGAAGCCGAGCGGCTTGAGGATGGCACCATCCGCTACCGCTACCGCGAGCCGAGCGGCAAGCAGACGGTGTACAGCCAGGATCAGATCTTCGCCCTGCGGTTCACCACCGAAGACGGCATCAAGCCGATCCCCACCTACAAACTCTTTCAGAATGTGCTCGGGCTTTCGCAGGCGCTAGAGGCTCATGCTTCGACATTCTTTGGGAACAATGCACGCCCCGGCATTGTCCTTGAAAGTGAGAACCCGATCCCGGTGGAGGCTGCCGAGCGGCTGCGGGAGCAGTGGGAGCGCATGCACCGTGGGGCAGACAAAGCGTTTCGGACGGCAGTGCTTCCAAACGGCGTTAAGGCCCACGAGCTGTCGAGCAGCAACGAGGCTGCCCAGATGCTTGAGTCCAGGGCTTTTGCTGTGACTGAGTGCGCTCGAATTTTCCGCGTGCCACCGCACATGATCCAAGACCTGACGCGGTCTTCGTTTAACAATATCGAAACGCAATCGACAGAATTCGTCCAGCACTGTTTGCTTCCTCATCTGAAGCGATGGGAGGCGGCCATATCGCGCGACCTCATCGTGCAGGATGAGGTTTTCTTCGCCGAGCACAGCGTGAGCGGAATGCTCCGTGGCGACCACGCCAGCCGATCGGCTTACTACGTTTCGGCCCTGACCCACGGTTGGATGACGGTGAATGAGGTGAGAGAGCTAGAAAACCTCAACCCCATCGGGCCAGACGGCGACCGCCACTTCATTCAGTTGAACATGACCACGCTGGACAAGGTTGGGCAGCAAGCACCGGCACCTGAGCCGATGCCAGCGATTGAAGACGAGACAAGCCCGGCGGATGACGCCGAAGACCAGGCCGAACAGGAGGACACCCCAGATGGAAATTGAACGCCGCTGCCTGACCGTAGACGAAGCGCCGGAATGCGAACTCATGATCGAGACACGCGCCACCGGGCGTGAAGCGATCCGTGGGCTGGCGGTGCCCTACAACCGTCTTTCCCTTGACCTCGGCGGCTTTCGGGAGCGAATCCTGCCGGGTGCCTTCAATAAGGTGCTAAACCGCCAACGGGGCAAGGGCGAGATTCTTTCGTACTACAACCACAACAGCGACATGCTGCTGGGCCGCGAGTCTGCTGGCACGCTTGAGATCATCAACGACGATCGTGGCATTTCGTATGTTGTTGAGCCGCCGGATACCTCGGCGGGCCGTGACGTTCTCGCCCTGGTGCGGGCTCGCCTGTTGACGGGCAGCTCCTTCGCCTTCACCGTGAGCCAGAAGGGTGAGCGCTACACGACGGACGAGGGCGGCAAGGCGATCCGCGAGATCGTCGAGGCTTCCGGCCTTTACGAAGTGGGGCCTGTGAACGTGCCAGCCTACGGCAGTGCCACGACGGCGGTGGTGGCCCAGCGTTCCTATGAAGCGTGGCTGGCTGCCCAGGCTGCGGCAATAGAGGCAGACCCCGATGCCGAGCCGGAAATGAAGAAGGCCGTGCGTTCGCTGGTGCGTGATGCCGCTGCGGCA